CCTCAAAGTTCCAGCACCTTGCATCGGTTCGTCAAAGCTTCCGCACCGAGACGGCGCTGGGCTCGATGTCGGCACTTGAGCTGCGCCGGCAGTTGGCCAAGCCGGACGGCGATATCGTGCTCGCGCCCGGTACGGAGTTCGGGAAGCATTTCGGCATCATCCCAACGATGGACATGGCCGATCGGCAGTTTGAGCTGTTGCAGCAGCATGAGCAACGGTTCGCAGTGTCGGGCCCGAATGTCTCGATGATGGGCAAGGGCGGCAACGACCAGTCGGGTCGGGCCATCCTCGCAAACCAGCAGGCCGGCTCCATTGAGGCTCAGCCGGTGTTCGACACGCTGCATGAGATCGACCTGCAGCTCTATCGCAAGGTCTGGAACCGCATTCGGCAATTCTGGACGGCGGAGCAGTGGGTTCGCGTCACCGACGACATGCAAAACCTGCGCTGGGTCGGGCTGAACGTGCCGATGCAGGATCCGATGGGCAATCCGGTGATCGATCCGCAGACCGGACAACCCAAGCTACAGAACCAGCTTTCGCAGCTCGACGTGGATATCGAACTCGACGAGGCGCCGTCCATGGGCACCATGCAGGACGAAGAGTTCGGCAAGATGACCGAGCTGGCGAAGGTCGTACCTGCATTGCAGCAACTTCCGGCCCAGGCATGGCTGGAGATGTCCAATCTGCGCAACAAGGGCAAGATCAGCAAGACCATCCAGCAGGCAAGCCAGCCGAGTCCAGAACAGCAGCAGGCAAAGCAGATCGCCCTACAAGGCGAGGCGGCCAAGGTCGAGGAAACCAAGTCCAAGGTCGCGCTCAACCTGGCAAATGCGCAGTCCAAGGGTATGGACGGATCAGGACAGCCCGAATTGCCGCCGGGCATCGTCGCGGCCCAGGCCGTAGCTGATATCAGGGACAAGAACGCCAGCGCGAACCACAAGGACGCGCAGGCGCGGAAGACGCTGGCCGATATCGGCAACTCGATCGCCGATCACGGCCACCGGCTGCGCGAGAATCCCTCTTGGGAGGATCAGCAGCGACACGACCAGCAGCAGAGCGCGCGTCAGGCGCCTCCGCCGCAATCCTACCAGTAAAGCTTACCGCCGCCGGGGATACGGGCGATAGCGCCGCCAGCTTCAAGGGCGATGGCCGATGCCGGGCCTAATCGGGCGTCCGCAACTCACAGCGATATCGGAGAAAGTGCCATGCAGGACTTGGATGCAATCATGGACTCGCGCCCGGAAGGGACCGAGCCGAACGAGCAACAGCAGACGCGTGACGACGGCCGCGATGAGCGGGGCAGATTTGCAGGGCAAGCACGAGAGCAGGCCCAGCAGGATGCCGAGTTTCATCAAAAGCAGGAAGGCCAGCAGGTCCAGCAGACCGAACAGGCTGACCCGAGCAAGCCACCGGCTGGGTTTATCCCCCAGCAGGCGTTCGACGCGCGAATGGCGAAGGCTGAGGAGAAATGGCAGGAGCGCTATACCGCGCTTGAAGCCCAACTCAATCAGTTCCGTAGCCAGCAGGTTCAGCCACAACAGCAGGCGGCGCCAAAACAGCCGTTCGCTGACCAGTTGTTCGCTGATCCGGAAGCTGCAATCAGCGCTCGTTTACAGGAAGCAATTTCGCCGATCGCCCAGGGTCAAACCAGCATCGTCGAGAATTTCTCCCGCATGATGGCATCGGACAAGTACGGCGAGGAGACCGTCACCAAGGCTTACCAGGATCTGCAATCCCGCGTGATGTCGAACCCTGCAGCGATGCGGGCCACGTATCAGCGGATCATGCAGAGCCAGCATCCTTATGGCGAGCTCGTCAAATGGCACAAGGAGCAGTCTGCGCTTTCGACCTATGGCGACGACCCTGAAGCTTGGAGGACATCCGAGCGGGAAAAACTGAAGGCCGAACTTCTTGCGGAAATGCAGGGCGGCGGCCAGCCGAACGGTCAGCAGCAAGCTCAACAGCAACAGCCCCAGAACATGCCGAGCAGCTTCGCCGGAGCCCGTAGCAACGGCCCCAGGGCGACGCCCGGATTCTCGGGGCCGAAACCCTTGTCGGAGATCATGGGCGGCCGCTAGCCGCCCTAACGAGGTAAAGAAATGGCCGATACTCGCGTCAATGCCAATCTGACGCCCCAAATTTGGGACGATCAGTTTTCGACTGAGTTCTTTCAGTCCAATCCGTTCTCGGCTTACGCCGGGACGTCTTCCAATAACGTCATCCGCATGAAGGAGGACTTTGCCTCCAAGCGCGGCAACGGCATCACTTTCGAGTTCATCACCAATCTGACCCGCGGCACGATCTATGATCGCCAGCCCTTGCGTGGCCACGAAGACGTCCTCGGCGAATACGGGGACAAGGTCTTCTGGCGCATGCGCAAGAAGGGCATCTCCATGCATGAGCTGGACGTCGATCTAGCGGCGATCAACCTGCGGGATGCGTCCAAGACCGTGCTCAAGACATGGTCGATGGAAGACGTCAAATGGGAAGTGATCGACCGGCTCGGTGACATGGGAGCAAACTGCGATGTTCCATATGACACCGCGACTGCGGCGGACAAGAACGCGTGGGTTACGGCAAATCCTGACCGCGTCAGGTTCGGCAATGACTCGTCGAACTATTCTACCACCTTCGCCACGGCCGCTGGAAACGTCGACAGCACCGCGGATCTGTTCACTGTGGACAGCGTCGTGGACCTGAAGGCAGTTGCACTGGCTGCCAAGCCGCGCATCACGCCGATCGAGGTCAAGGAGCGTTCCAATCAGCGTTTCTTCGTGGCCTTCGTCCATCCCCGCATCATGCGGGATTACAAGAAGTCGGTGCGCGTCACTGAGACCCAGGTTTCGGTGAAGGATCGCAACGAGGCCATCTTCATGGGCGGCGACCGTGAGATGGACGGCGTTGTGATCCATGAGGTCGACGACATGCCGGTCTATACCAACATCGGCGCCGGCGGCACCACGAACGTCTACCCGGTCTATCTCTGCGGCCAGGAAGCATTGGGCTGGGCGATCAAGCAGCGCTACCGGTCGCGTGAGCAGGAGGACGATTACGGACAGGTCGAGGGTATCGGCATGTTCGGAAAGTGGGGCATGAAGAAGCTCTGCTACTCGTCTTCGATCGGCGGCACCGACACCACCGTCTATGGCAAGCAGCGGGGGCTCGTGACGGGCTTCTACGCGGCTTCGGTCCTGTAAGGAGCACTCAATCATGGGAAATTATTGGACGAATCCGGTTCGCCATCCGGAAGACACTGGCCAGCAATATCTCCGTCGAACCGTCACCTTCAATATGACGGACGTCGGCGGCGCTGCGATCGGCACCAATCCTGGTATCCCGATCGGAGCGCTCGAGGCTGGCGCCATTCCGCTCTACTGCCATGTCACGATCGAGACGGCATTCAACGCGGGCACGACCAACGTGTTCGTTGTTGGAACGGTGGACGATGACGACGGGTTCGCAGTTGCAGCGAGCACGCTTGCCGGCGCAACCGGCTTCAAGGGCAACCTGACCGGCGCTCTCACTGGCATCCCCCTGGCGGCCGACAAGGTCGTTTACGTGAAGTTCACGCAGACGGGCACCGTGGCCACCACGGGCAAGGCTGAGGTCGTGATGACCTTCGCTGTCAAGCGCGAGAACATCGGCATTCCGTTCCCGAACAACTGATCTGAGGGGGCGTTATGCCCCCTCTACCTCTTTTTTCAGGAGCCAATCACATGGCAGACGAAATCACTCCGGCGGCTGACCCCGCCTATAATCCAGCAGACCCGACGACCCGCCAGACGCCGGTCGACAATCCGCCTGACGGCAAGCCCGTCAAGGCCATCTACCACCCGGCGCCGGGCGATCCCGACACGGTGACGGCCTATGGCAAGACCTTCAAGGCCGGTGAGGCCATGGAGATCGACCCCAAATATCGGGCCAAGGTTGCCGGCAACCCTCACTTCTCGATCGAGGGCCAGCGCAGCGCGGGCGATGAGCAGCGTGAGCACAACGAAGAGCCGGTCGTGGAAGATGAGGATGACAATCTGACGTTCGAAGAGAACGTTGTTGCCAATCGCATCGAGGAATACGGCACTGCGGACCCTGTCGAAGCCGAAGACATGAAGCACCTCGGTGAGACGTCGTTTGATCGGCCGCTGCACGGCCGTCGGCGCCCGGGTCGTCCTTCCAAGCAGGACCTGCGGGCTCGGCAACAGCAGGAAGAGTCCAGGGAACGTGCGGCGGACCATGACGCTGACATGGAAGAGGTCCGCGACGAGCAGAACGCGGAACAGGCAGAAGAGGAGCAGCGCCGGGCTGAGATCGAGCGGGCTCAGGTAGAGCAGCGCGCAAATCGGACTGGCGTGACCAAGTGACGAAGACGCGGGTTGAGCTTGGCCGGGGCGCCTTAACGCGCCTCGGCAAGGCTGTTGCCGGGGAAACCATCGACGATGTAGCCGAGTCGGCTGTCGACGATCTGATTGATCCCATGATCGCCAACCTGCGAGCCAGGAACGTGATCTACATCGCAGATGCGAATGAGATCCCCGACGAAGCATTCAATCCGCTCAGGCTGCGCTTGGCATGGGAAGCGGCTGGAGAGTTCAGCGTCCCATACGAGCAATTGCCGGACTGTCAGCCTGTGGCAACAGAGGCCGATCTGAGAGCGCTTGCAGCAACGCCAGCGTCTGCTGATGTCGTGGACTTCGAGGATTTCTAGTGACAGCCGTTCCTCTGCCGCTGCTCTCCGCGCCGGGACGACATCCCCAAGCGGCCGGCGGGCGGCTCCTCAACGTTATCGTGGAGCAATTGGCGGACACTGCAGGTTCGAAATACGTCTACTGGCGGGCGCCTGGCCTGTTATCGTTCGGCACGACCCAGAACGCCGCTCCCCGCGGTCAATTGGCAGTCGGAAACACGCTCTATACCGTGGTCGGAACCAAGGTCTTCACATCGACCGCGGCGGGAGGCGCTGCAACGACACTCGGCGGGACGCTTCCAGGAACGACCGGCGTGTTCATGGCCCGCAACAATGCGGCGACGCCGGATGTGGTCATTGTCGCGCCTGGCGATGGCGCATTCATCATCTCGGGTGGAGCGGTCGTCAACTATCCGGATGCCGATGTCGGCCAGCCAAATTCGGTCGTGTTCCTGGGTGGATATTTCGTGTTTACCTATGGCGACGGCAAGACCCGGACGTCGGGTATCAATTCGACAGGCATCAATCCAACCGATGTGGCGACAGCCGAGCAGAAGCCGGACACGCTTTACCGCCCGATCCCGCTCGGCAATGGTCAGTTGTTGCTTTGCGGGTCAACGAGCGTCGAGGTCTGGGGCGGTCTCAACACGACGGGTTACCCGTTCAGCTACATTGCGACCATCCCGCGTGGTATTGTCGGACCCTACGCTATCGCGGGCCATGAGGACGGATTCGGCCGCGGCATCTTCCTGGTTGGCGACGATTTCGGGGTGTCGACGCTGAACGGTTACGCCACAGTCAAGATATCCTCTCCTGATGTGGACCGAGCGATTGAAGGGACTGCGGACAAGACGTCAATTCGCTGCTCGGTCTTCATTGCCGGTGGCCATTCCTACGTTGCGGTGCAGGCTCCGCTGTGGTGTTGGGTTTACGACGTCGGCATGCAGACATGGCATGAGCGGCAGAGCTATCTGCAGCAGTTCTGGCGCGTCGCATATCCGGTGAAGGCATTCGAGAAGTGGCTGTGCACCGACCTTCTGACCGGAAATATCGGCCAGATCGTTGCCTCGGTGCAGGACGAGTTCAGCACGCCGGTTCGGATGCGGATTGAAACCGGACCGTTCGGGGCATTCCCGGCGCCGATCAGGATCAACACGATCGAGCTCTATCTGACCAAGGGCGTCGGTATCGCATCAGGCGTGGATCCGGTGCAGACCGATCCGGACATTGAGGTCTCGGTATCGCGTGACGGCGGACAGACCTGGAGCAATCCAAGAGTGCTGAAGGTCGGCAAGCAGGCCATTACAGACGGCCGGGTTCGGTCTCACATCTGGGGACAGGCCGACGTGCAGGGCGTGCGCTGGCGGTTTGACTGCTCGAGCAACGTTCCCTTGGGCTTCATGAGCGCGGATATGAAAGCGGATGGATTGAGGTGATCCGTGACTGAAATGTCATTGTCAGGTCTTGCTCAATATCTCGGTCTTTCGCCCCGCCCAACGGGATTAGCGGCACTTGCGCCACAGGTACCGACAGAACCGAACCAGCCGTTCGGAGAACTATCTGCTGGGCCGGCGCCGACGCCGACTCAGCGCTTCGGAAACTCATTTCAAGATGCGCTTGAGTATGCGGGTGCTCAACCGTCTGTTGCCAGGCATTTACGTGAAGGCATCGGCGGGATTTTCGGACTGACGCCACTTGGCGCGATCGGCGCCGCCGCCGACACGGTAGATGCGAAGCGCAGAGGAGACGGTATAGGCGTTGTTCAAGGGATGGCGGGAATGATCCCAGGAGCAAAAGCAGCTGGGGGCGCCGCCGCAAGATATGTCGATGCATTGGCGCAAGGCAAGATAACGAAAGCTGAGTATGACGGCTTTATGGCTGCCTTGGAGGATCAGGCCTCAACTCAGCTAGCAGCAGCATCGCCATATGCCAGTTCATCAGCAGCGCGCTCTCAGATGAATGAGGCAACCCGCATCAGTGATGAGTTCTATAAAAAATACCAGAATGACCGGTTGACCCCAGACGAATACAAGTCGTGGAGAGACGCCATAAAACAGAAATCGGACGCACAACAATATCTCCTGAACACTGAGGGCAGGTTTGTTCAAGGATATGTCCCATCAGAAAATCCTGTAGTCGACGATGCCAGACGCAGGCTTTCCTTAGAGTCTGACTGGATGCGCAATCAGGAAAAGGCAGCGCCGTCATGGTCATGGCGGAATAGGGATAAGTAGTGGTCAACTCTGCGGATGGATTGAGGTAATGCCAAAGGTCACGCTGCCAGGCCAAAACGAGCCGTTGGTTCTCGAGGGCGGGCTGATCAATCCCGTCTGGTACGAAAAGCTGATCGCGCTTGGCAAGGTCGTAAACAGCGGGTTGATGGGCGCCATTGACGTCGAGCTTACGGGCCCCGCGCAGCAAGGTCAGTTTCTGGTATACCGCTCGGCCAATG